ACTTCATTAAAAAAATAACTATTAAGTTTGTTTTTTTCTTGATAAAAATGCGAATACTGATTAATAGGCTTTCCATCAGAGATGGGAAAATAAAGCTTAGTAATAGAAGTATCGTTAATTTCTTGACCGAAAATAGTTGAACAGCGGAAAGCAGAACCTTCAACCTTATAAAAATAATTAGGAGTATATGAACTAGCAGAACCTTTTTTAGTAGAAGGAAGCTTTACTGGAGTCAATTCACTAAGATTGCAGTAACCAGACTTGACAAGATCAAATCGATTAACCTCTTTAAACTTGTCAACACCATTAAGAGTAGCAGAACTAATGATTGATTGATCGTGAGCAACAACGACTACGTTTTTATATTTTTTAACTAATTCGTAAACGCGAGGAACGACCTTCGTATTGTCTGGCAAATCGTGAAATACAATATAAGTATCTTTATCATTACCAATGGTATAACATTTGGAAATAGCTACACGATCACCAGATAAGCTGTAAGTTTTGGCGTAAACAGGAATTCTATTAGTTTTGTTATTCTCTTCGTAAGAAGCCCGATTAAAATTCCAAGTAATAATTTTATGGCCCTTAAAAACAAAAACATCTTGGTCTTGAAGTTTGTCAAAAGCGTTTCGAGGAAAAGTCTCGCTAATATCTTTATAGTAAAACATAGCATCACGCAAACAATCAAATTGCGCGATCTTGTTCTTGATAGAGTCAGTGAATTCTTTGCAGAAAGCTTGATAACGGGATTTCAAATAAGCTTTAGTAGTCTTGTTGTACTCAAGTGTTTCGCGTGAGTGATGCAGCGAAACAGATCCAATATCAGCAATAAAAACAAGCTTATTAAGATACTTAGTCCATGCGTAATCATCGTCACTCTTGAAATCAACAAGTTCAGGATTGATAGGATAATAAATGCCGCCCATTACAATACCCTGTTCGCCAACTGAATAAAGATTATAACCATTAAAAGATTTGCGAATCTGCCAATCAGTACCAGAAGCGACAATCTCAGGCTTAATAATATGATTTTGAATATTAAGAAACGTAGGAAGAACTTCAAAATTACTAAAGAATGAACCAATTTCCAGATTGAACTTGTTAATATCACCGCTCGAAACACCTACAGAAATGCAAATACCATTTGCTTCTAACGTGACTTCAGAAAAAATTTCATCGATCTTAGTATCGTTGTCTTCTGAGATATAAATACTATAGATGGTTTTAAGACAATTGTGATAAGAAGTAACAGTAAAACTATCTTTGTAAGAGAGCGGAGCGAATTTACCAATGCCAAACGCGCCTAACTTTGTATTAGAATCTCGCTTCGTAGACTTACCAAACTTGCTATACAAATTAAAAATTTGGTCACGACTCAAACCGTTGCCATAATCCCTAATTGAAAAAGTTTGATCAAGAAAGGTTGGTGATTTGATTTCAATAGACTCTGGAGACAATCCAGCTTCTTTATTGGCATCGACAGCATTAGCGTAAGGTTCGCGAATGGTGGCAAGAATAGTATTTGAGTAATTGTTTCTCAAAAGAGATGAGATGTACCTCATATCTTCAGCGTCAATCGTGCAGTTTACGGTGGGGAAATCGTGCGAAGTAGCAACGATCCTATCAGCAACAAGTATCTTCATGCAGGGTGATTATGGCAGGTTATTCCAAATCGTCAAGAGGTTCTTCGAAAAAATTTTCAAGGTATCCATTACTCAATTCAGCGTAAAAAATAACTGAATTTTCATCTTCGAACATTCTTACTTCATTAGCGATACTTTTAGCGCATTTATAAAACAAATCGTCTTTGTATTTTTCTAAAGATTCTTTTTTATCTGACAATACTCTTATTATATCTAGTATCATAACTCGCAAATAGAAATCATCTTCTTGTTGAAGTTTATAGTATGATTTTTTCTCTATAACTACGGCAAATTTATGAGTCATAAAAGTGGAGCGAGTAGGGGGAATCGAACCCCCATTGCCAGTTTGGAAAACTGGAACTTTACCACTAAGCTATACTCGCGTATTTGTTGAAGGACTAATTATTTCAGCTAAGTCAGAAACTGGCTTTAGTCTTAGCAAAGCTTTGCCGCCATGTTTATCGTCATGCTGAATAACAAAACAATTAATAAAAATAAACTCATTAATGAATCTGATATCTATTAATTGAATGCTGTGTTGTTTATTATCTGAAGTTCTCAATGTAGCAAGCGGAGGCGAATTAACATCAATATCTTTATATAAAGAATCGATATTTACTTCTTGTCCAGCATAACTTTCCAAGAATTTGCCACCATTATTTGTACCTTCTACATTAAGAATAAACTTCATAGATTGATTTCTTCTACAATCTCGGTCTTAGGATTATTAAGAACTTGGCGAAGAATTTCAACGATCAACATATCTTGTCGAACTTGAGGCTTGAAATCAGACTCATTCTTGAAAATTTCTTTCAAGTCTTTAATATCTTCATCCCCGATCTTAATTGTTACTAGCTTCATGTATTAATAATATATTGACTTAGTAACTTTTCAATTAGCAATTCGCTTGATTAGATGAATGAAAGCTTTGTCTTTTCCTTTTACTTCAATCTCCCAAGTAACATCGAGACCCATATCAGGAGGAGCGGTAGTTAAGTTCTTAGCATGATTTCTTTTTGTACCAGCTTCAGCTTCTGACCAATGAAATACAGGTTGCACATCCCAAGTTTGAAAAAACTTCATAAAGTTTCTCTCAAATGGAACTACAGTGCCATTAGGAAGAACACTTGGATTTGCAGTATCGTGCAAATTATCATAAGTCAAAGGAATATGAAAATTGTACGATTGTCGCATATAAGTATGAAAGTATTCGTATAGATTACTGCAATTCCAAAATCCTTTATCTTCGTTCTCAAGAACCAAACGATTGCGAACACCCATGTCGCAACTAAAAAAGTTACGCATAAACTTCATCACGAATTTCTCAGGAGATTCAAAGTTAGAAAGATTTGGATGAATATTAATTGGGCATACATGACTTTGTGGAAGCTTCAATTGATCTAGCACCCAAGCATGAAAATTAAGTTCATTTACAGATTTGCTGCAAACATCGTCAGATTCAGATCCGAGAACTACAAACTGATCAGGATGAATTGATATGCTAACATTTGTTTCTCGGATAGCGCGGCTAATTTCAATCAACTTTTGTTCGAGGACGTTCCAATATGGAAGTAATTCTACTTGGATCTTCAGGGTAGGATCGGTGACAAGAGGAAACAACTTACAAGACAAACGATAATGTTTAATACCAACTTCTTTGCAGTGCTTGATAGTCTCAAGCGTAACTGTAAGATTATGGGAGATGCGGCGAGAAAGTTCAGCGATAGATTCGTCACGATTCTTTTTAAGGAATTGAGTGCGAGTCATAGTCTTGAACGCCAATTCGGGATTTTTATCCCGCAAAAGTTCCGAAATGCAAACGAGTCCGTATTTCATCTTGGATACCTTAAACGACGTTTGTAGAACCGTCAAGAGATTTTTTTTTGAATTTCGCAAACAAACTGATTGCAAACGTAAAAAGGATTATTTATTTCTTTTAAATTAAAATTTAAATTTAAATGTTTACAGCTTTTTTTTGCAGCGTTTAATGCTGGAAAATTTGTTTTATTAATACTTGTTTGCAAAATATCTACTTTATCTTTTAACTGTTCAAAAATTTGTTGTCGAAAAAAACGCCCATGTTTTCTGTTTTTATTTTTAGCAGTTATATAATAAAAATGAAACTTAAGGGTTTTATCTTTAATAGAAAATAAAACATACCCAATAATTTCTTTTTCGTTATATAGAAGTTTTATGGTTTTATTGCGAATGCAAATATCAGTATATTTGCGATAGAATTCTTCGATATCAGGATAAATTTTTTGTAAAGATATTAAAGACTCTTTATAGATTTTTTCAAAATCTAAAGAGTTATGAAACAGTTTGTAGTCTTCTACTAAAGGCATAAAAATAGCCCCCATTTCTGGGGGCTTCGCTTACTTACATAGGAACGCCATCGTCATCAGCATCAATGCTTGCTGGTTGAGGCGTTCGCTTCGGAGGAGCAGAAGCCTTAGCCTTTGGCGCAGGAGCGGCTTCACCGTTCTCTTGCTCATTAGACAAATAAATAATAAAGTCTGGAGACTTCTCATTGCTCTTTGTCTTGTTAGAGAACATGATTACACGTTGCTTAACCTTGTTTCCAAGTTCGTCGGAAACAATATAACCAGTGCAGTATGAACTCTTGCCATTGGCAGCAGCCTTCTTCCAAAGTGCGCCAACTTCACGATTCTTCCAGTCTGATTGCTTATCTGTAGTATTACTCATATTTTTTATTGTGTTGTATAAATAAAACGAACGAAGTGAATATTATCAATAATAATAGCATTAATTTTAATTTTCATATTCGCAATTATTTACGCGAGATCAATTTATCATGTTTTTTCAGCGTGTCAAGGAGTGTTTTTAGAAATTTCCAAGTTCATCAATCATTTTCACTTCAAGGCGCAATCTATTTTTTAATGCCATCAATTGTTTTAAATATTTTGATCTGGTTTTTTCTGTTTTAGCCGTCGTGACTTTTAAAATAACCTTATCAACTTCTTTATTAAAAAATGCAGCGGAGTCTTCAATCATTTTTTTATGGTTTGACATATAGAGATTCTAAAAAATCTTGATCTTTTTTTATCCAGTGCAAGATTTTTCCGATACTCTTATTATTCAATTGAATGCTGTTTATTCCATAGAATTTAAAGATTTCTTCATACTTTAAATCGGGTTGTTGATCTGAACCTTTTACATATTGTTGAATAAAATATACGCTTTTAATTTTCGAAGCAGCAATTGTTTTGGCGCAATGAACACATGGACTGTAAACCATGCAAGCATAATGCGCTTGACGAGATGAATATAAAATAGCATTTATTTCAGCATGATTAATTAAACAAGACTTTGTTTCACGATCTTTGAAGATATTTTCTTTAGGTATGAAACCGGGGCCAAAGCCGTTAAAGCCAGTGGATACAGTTCTCCATTCTTCGTCAAATAAGGCAACGCCTACTTGAGTGTGAGGATCTTCTGAGCGCGATCTTGCGGATAAGGCAAGATAACAACCATACTCAGGTTTACTTAGTCTCGGATTGTTGGGATTGAAACTCATAATACATTAATTCAGCGTCACCTGCGGTCCACTTGTGAGCTAGACCTTCACAGGAAAATTCTTTAGAAAACGGTTTCCAAGTTTTTGATTCAGATGGAAGTTTATTTGATATCCACGCGCCACTGTCTCTAAAAACTATTCTATTATTTGGTTGAGCAAACATTTGTCCACCTTCGCCCCAAAAAATATGAGCGCATTTATGTCCAGCGGATATTTCAGAATAACCTAGATTATAATCTTCACCATTGCACCAATCAATTGTGAATAGATATTTTCCAACGTGCATTTTCTTATCTTTAAGATAAATATATGCACTACCATTTTTTAAATATTCAAATCTTTGGATTGTAAAATAATAACTAAAACTATCCCATAGCTGCAACCAATCTAAGTCATATTTGGTAATCGGTTGTTCACTATTAGAAAGATAATGAATAGGAACTCTTGCAAATTGTGCGCCGTATTCACTCATGACATTAAACATCAAACAACGTCGAGGAATAGATACAATTGAAAAAATTTCTACAGGAATAAATTTTCCACTTGTTCTGGGCGCACTGTCATTAAGAAAAGAAGTATCTAAGTACCCTAGTTGAGTTGGTATATTTGTGGATAAATAACTCATAATAAATTTATCACTTTATCTCTAAAAGAGAATTTATTTCACTTGTTGAATGATATATTTTTTCAAAAGATTTGTTCACTTTCAATAAAACAGGAAATTGAGATTTATCAAAATTATCAACAATTGAATAAACCCAACTATTAAAATTAACCGAATGATTAGTATTAAAAATAGAATTGCAAAATCTCATTTCATAAAAAGTATCGTCCACTTCGTCTTTATTTCTATTCCAAGTAAACAAGGCTAATTCTCCAGTTTCGTTTCCGTTTCTGACGACTTTCGCTAAACCTCTGCAACATCCATTATCAGAAGGAAGATCAAAATTTATATCATTTATAACATGATTTATTTTTGATTTTTTAAACAAATTCATAAAATCATCTTCTAAAATAAATTCATCATTAGTTAGTTTACCTTCAAAAGATAAAAATAAAATTCTTTCAGCTATTTCAAAAAAATTTTCTTTATTTTTGCACGAAATATAATTTTTGTATTGCTTTTCATTATATAAATCTGGAAAATTTTCATTCCAAAATTTTATATCAACCATCCAAAAATGATAAGCTATGTTAGGCAATCCAGCAGCATTAGTTGGATTAAAGATAAAATACCCTCTTTTATCGTTTTTTATGAAATCGTTTATTTTTTCATTCATTAAATGAATATCATCATCAGATATAATGAAATCCCATTCTATTCTTATGAATTTTTTAAATCCTAAGTTCTGAGCAAATATTGTAGTAGTTTTTAAATTAGATAGTACAGATAAACCATGTTTTTGATAACATTTGGTATTATTTTCGTATCTTACATAAGGATGATCCATAAAAAATTGAACTGATGGATACTTATCATAAGAATTAGTAAATAATATATTATCTTTTGAATATATAAAATAGTCGAATTGATCAACCAAGTAATCTGGCATCTTAAAATTTGAAATCACCATTATAGGTAATCCTAATTTTTTAGCCGATTTCAAAGTTTGTTTAAAAACTTCAATTCTTGAAGAAGAATTTAAGAAAATATCAAAAATAATTATCCCAGTTTTATCGTTTTTCATTTTTAATAAAAAATCAAATCACACGAAAGTTCATATAATGAATTGTACTCTTTATAAAAAAAGTTTTCTATTTCTAAAGAAAGAGGGAATTGGTGTGTATCGAAAGGTATATTACTGTATGCCCAACATTTTGGTTCCACGGAGTGGTTGTAATTTATAATTTTATTGTTAAACTTTACAATATATGATTTATTGTCAATTAAATCGGAGCTTCTGTTCCAAGTGAATAACACTAACTCTCCGGTTAGTTCTCCGTTTCTTTTTATTCTTGTTAATCCTCTACATACACCATCGCTTGATGGTAATGAAAAATTATTATCACTAATAATTGTATTTATAGTGGACGAACTAAATATTGAATCATGAAAGTATTTGTTAGTTATAGTTTCATTGTCATTTAATTTAGCTCCTACTGAAAGATATATAACTCGCTCAACAATTTCAAAAAATTTATTGTTGCCGTTTACTTGTAATAAAAAATCTCCATAATCAGATGCATTATGAATTTTAGGAAAATTATTATTCCAAAATTTTAGGTCTACCATCCAAAAATGCCCTTCTAAATCTGGAAGCCCAAATGCGTTGCTGGGATTCAGGGTGAAAAAAGCTCTTTTATCGTTAATTATAAAATCATCTATTGTCGATTTTAAATTAATTATGTCTGTTTCAGATATATTGAAATCCCATTCTATTTTTATTGCTTTTTTGAATCCAATTTCTTGTGCAAATCTATAGGTTTTGGTTAAATTGCACAACACAGAAAGACCGTGTTTTTGGCTACAATAAGTATGGTTTTCATATCTCATACCATCGATTTCCATATAAAAATGTGCGCCGGGATAATTATCAAAAGAGTTTTCGCTAAATAAAAGATTTTCTTTTGAGAAAATAAAATAATCTATTTCGTTTAAAATTCTTTGAGGCGCTTCAAAATTAGATATAACTAAAATAGGTATATTTAATTTTTTAATTGTTTTCAAAAGATTTTCAAAAATATTTATTTTTGATTGCGAATTTAAAAATACATCTATGATTATTATTGCGTCTTTCATGGTTTCACTCTCCTTTTTTAAATGTTTCTATGACATCATGCACTGCTTTTAGCATAGTGTCAAGAGTCGCGATACGATTTGCGTAAAAATTTTCAGTTTTTATCTGTTCTTCTTTAATTAGTTTTTCGAGTTCTTTTATTTTTCTAAAAGTGTTAACTGGTTTAGTTCTTTCGAATTCGGATGCGTTCATATTTTTTTATAAATAAAGTATTTTTGCCATTCTTCGCGATTATTAATTGGTTTATTAGGAAGAACGGGAATCGGCATGGGAACAGATTTGATATCGCGATTCTTGTTATCAAAGAATGGATACATGTCTTTCTTTATTTGATTACACCGCGCACAAGTTAAGGTGATATTTTCTATTTCCTTTGTTCCTCCTTTAGAGCGAGGAAATATATGTTCCACAGTCATGTCCTTTTTGTCAAATCTTTCGTGACAAATCTGACAAGTATAATCAAAAATCATACACAATTTTTGTAAACTTAAAGTGCGCGGTAATTTTTTTCTTTTCGAATAAAAAGAAGCTTTAATTACAGCGGTTGTTGGCAAAAACCAAATTTTATCTTTGGAAGTCAAAAATGGCTGGTCTTGATGAAAATCAATACCTTGATTAGAAAACCATTGAAGATTATTATCTATTAGATTCTCGCTTGCGTCGAAACATTTAATATTATTTTTTATTAAATGCAAGAATGTAGCCCTACCAGTTAAAAAGGTATAAGGCATGAAAGACGAATCTAATAATAAAGTGGTTATTTGATTAGAATAACTCGACATTGAACTAGGTTAACAAAAAACTTTGAAATGTCAACACAAAAAAACCGCCAACTTTCGTTGACGGTATATTTGACTAAATATCGTTCACTATTAGAAGTTCCAGCGAACTCCCGCTAGAACGACTACATCACCGCTGAACTCTTGACTTGCAAAGTTGTACTTAGAGGCTTGAAAATTATTATCATAGTATCCAACTTCAGCATAAGGTTGAAGATGATTGAAGAAGGTGCGAGAGACACCAATCTTAGCAGCTACGACATCATAATCAGTAAACTTACCATATTCGACGGTAGGAGTAAGCGTGAACCAACCAAATACATCGGTTGGACGTTCAGCACCAACGATATAACCTGATTGACCAAGGTTAAAATCATGTGAACCGCGAATATAAGGAGTTAGATAAGGATTTACCAATGCAATCTTTGGAGCGATTTCAGTAGAATTGCGACCTCCAACAATTGAACTCTGGTGACGAAGTGCTTGCAAATCACCACGAAGCGAGAACTTCTCAGTAATCTTTAGAGCCTTACCAACTCCAACCTTCCAGTGAGATTCATCAATGTTGTTAGAATTAGGAAGAATGACACCACCGACATAAGTATCTACACCAAAATAAGTCTTTCCAATGTCGAAACCAGCAAATGCCGATTCGCTAGTCTTTGCTAGACCGTTAACGATGTAGTGATTGTTGTAACCAGCGTTAATGCTGGCATTGATTGTTGACTCAGTATCCGCAGCAAAAACTGCGACTGAGGCTAGAATTGACGCGATGAATAACTTAAATGACTTAATCATAGGTATATGATCTTACACAGATTTCGCAAGAAGTCAAGAAATTTTCTTTGATCAACCGTTCTTTACTTTATTCATTAAATAATTAGCACCAACTGAAACTGCTGCGACTATTCCTGCTAAATAATATTTAAAATACTCAAGACCAGCGACTCGCGTTTCCAAGTCTTTCTGGCCTTTTTTAATGTTGTCAATATTTTCAGCAATAGTGTCTAGTTTTTGTTCCATCCTTGACAGAACTGCATCATAACTGTTGTTGTTATATTGATCTGACATATCGTTTTTTACACTAGAAATTAAGTGATGGGAGTATTACTTTTTAATCTTTTTTTAGTTTTTGTTTTGGGATTATTATTAATTTTTTCCAAGAATTTTTCACTAACTATTTCTACTAATTTTAACCCTAGAAATCCTGCAATAAAAGCTATGCCATTTTGGTGTTTAGTATTTGTTATATTTAATATGTCAACTAGAACAGGAGTAAGGAAGTTGGCCGCTGACATTCCGCCTACTAAAGATAAAAATACAGATTTAACATCTGTTTTTTCGTTTTTTGTAGCCATTAATATAGCTCCAAATAAACCACTGATTAAAAAACCAATCTGGATTCCCATTTTTTGAAGTTGATCCATAAATTATTTCTTTTTCTTTTTTATAGTTTTCTTTTTAATGGGTTGATTGTCGCTTTTAATTAAAAAAACTAATGAGATAATAATCAAACATAAACTGTATAAATATATATTTAGTAGTTTTGTTTCGTCCTTAATTATTTTTTCAGAGCTATCATTAATTAATGTTCTAAATTTATCTTTGCTATCATATATTTTCTTTTTATAATCTAAATATTTATCACCAAAGAATGCTTTGCTATCCATCTTTTCAAAAGCAGGGCCTTCTACTTCTTTTGCTAATTCGTTGCTTATGTCTAAGCCAACTCGAAACTCTTTTAATTCATCTTGAGTAAGTATTTTAGAAATAAAAACTTGGTTATTGAAATAATTTTCTCTTTCTTTTAAATGAGTATTAAATTGCTCTATGAACTTTTTGTCGCCTGTAGCCGTATATGCAGCACCAAGATAGGTTAAATGATCTGTAGATTTTCTAAGGTAGAGAGTTATATCTCTGCCAAATCTAAATCTTGCAAACGCTTTTTCTATATCTTTTAAACAAGATAGCGAAAGAATAACTAAAAGCGCAGTTGGTAAAAGTACAACTAATAAGTGTTTCTTTATATTTGAGAAGATTTCATTCATTTTTAATTTTTATTTAATCCACTTTTGTTCTTTTAAAATATCATCAATCAAATCTTTTTCTGGTTTATCCATTTCTTTATCAAATCTCTTTAATACTTCGGTTAATGGATATACTCTATCTGGAGATTCTTTTTGTTTTTCTTTAAGCTCTTGAATTACATCTACAATTTTAACAAGAGGAGATTTAAATTCATCAACCTTATTTTTTGTGGCGAAATTACACATTTCAAAAGCTTTGGGAGTTAAAGCCTTTAGAACTGAGATGATTGCCGATCCTAACATATTAAATATTGAAAATGCAGCACCAGCGGCAGGATGTACAGTTGCTAGAAGGCGAAGAATAACGAATACTACCACAAATACAATAATTGCAGTTAATGCGCTAATAAAGAACTTCTTTAACCCCCAAAATACTGCATTAAGACCAAACATTCCGCTCATTGAATCTAATACAGCTTTATTTTGATCAGCTTCTTTGGCGACTTCTTTAGCTTTATCGGTTAGTTGCCAGAGTTGATCATCGTATTTTTCATTTAATTCTGACTTTTCTTTTTGAAGTTTATTAATTATTTCATCTCGCTGAGATAATAATTCTTCACCTTTTTTGCGTTCTTCGGCAACTTGAGAATTTAATAGATCTACGGTGGCTTTAATTCTTTTTATTTCATCAATATGAGGCGAGCCGACAATAGAAATCACTCTTTCATTAAGAGCTTTAGCCGTATCTACTTGAACGGGTGGATTTGAAACTTGATTTAAAGAGTGTTGAATGCCGATTGAAAGCCCAGAGGTTTGAATTCTCTTGCCTTTATCGTTCTTTTCGATTTCTACTAAAGTAGTATCTACTTTTTTCTCTTCTTTAGCGATAACTTTCTGATTATCATCTATCTGCTTAGAAGGTTTGATGGTAGAGAAGCACCCAGTAAATAAAAAAACCAATAGTATTAATATTGGTAGTTTGGTTGTCATATCTGTTATTACACAGGTAATCAAAAAAAGAAATAATAAAATATTATCTGCTTATTTCTTCCCAGTCCATTGATGCATAAACGTCATCTCCAGCAACTTTAGACGCAATAATTAAAGTCAATTCGTTAGGAGTGGAAGTTAAACCATTTCTTTCTAATTGAAATTTAAATAAAGCTTCTTTTAAAATATCTATTACTGTTTGACTTTGAGTATTTGAAGTAATGTATCCAGAAGCTAAAATTCTTCCTCCTGAGAATGATGTCCCTGAAATGTTATATTGAACTGCTGAATTTGCACCAGCATCAATCCAACTTCCTCCAGCAGTGGTTCCAGAAGCGACTACTTGCCAATTAAATATTGCGTTATTTCCAGCGCCGACCATACTTAATGCAGTTAAAATTACAATTGCATCTAAAAATCCAGATTTTAATTTAAGAGAAATAACTGGATAGTAAGTATTTGCGACGGTGCAGTCTCTTGGAGTGTTTAAAGGAATAGTTACTGCTTGTTGTAATCCACGAAGTTCATAACCTCCTTCAGAAATTACAGTTGAACAAATTTGCTTTAAAGTGCTACTACCAGAAGTTGCGGCAGTATTTTTGATTTCATAACGAAGAGGTAATGATGCTGTTGTAATATATGTTGATGTTATTAAATTTGCGTGATTAAAAATATGACATAAAACAAATTCGCCATTTATAACAAATCCTGTTCTAACAGAACCTACACCCAACCATTCAATATCCATCCATAAAATCTGAGCTTTAGAAATGTCTAAAGTTAAACCAGAAGGACCAGTTCCATCTAAATTGTCATTGCTCCAAGATGATTGAGCTACTCTAGTGTCTACCAAAACACCGCTTACAGAGCTTCTTTTAACTATATATAAAACAGAATTAGCAAGTTCTAAATATATTCCATTACTATCGCCATAATATCCAACTCTTTGACGAAGGCCAGTTTTTGAAGGCTCCATCACAAAAGTATTCATTATTAATAATGATTTTCCCGGTTGATAAGAAAATACTTTTGTGGTCTCTCTTACTACTTCAGAATTAATGCTATTATCGACTGTTAAATCAATTAAACCTTGATTAGCATTAAAAGTGGCTGATGCTGTTCCAGTGGTGGCCGTACTCCAAAGATTGTTGTCTTTGAATCTATGAGAACTATCAAATAAAGTAAAAGGATTAGAAACTCTTTGGCGACCAAAAGCGTCTTTAGATGCATTAGTAATCGAAGTGCCGCCAAAAAAATCAGTGTCCATAAATGGTCTATAATACTCTTTTTGAGTATCATAAATCAAATTAGTATTTATATTCTGAGGAAATTGAGCAGCGAACAGTTGGGCCATAAAATTATTTACACTTACTTCTTTCTATATACGGTATTTTCTTTAATGACTTTATACTTAAGAAGTCTATTTCCTTCTCCAATTTTTACATACTGATCATCATATAACAATATATAATCATCTTTTTTAAACAAGTCGTCAGTTTTTACTAATGAGTGTTTTTTAATATCTTTTTCACTAAGAGTAGTTATATTAACTGCTCTATGTATATTTGAAGAATTATCGCTCACTATTGGAGCCTTTCTTTATCTTCTTATTTTTCTTTCGACCCCAATCGATAGAATCGTGATTATCTTTATATTGTTTACTAAAACAATTTCTTGGTTTATCGCCTTTACCAGCACTCATATTTTTTATTTATATAATTCTTGTTTATAAAATGGTTGTCCGAACAGGATTTGAACCTATACAAAAAGAGTCAAAGTCTTTTGTGCTACCGTTACACCATCGGACAATTTAAATTGGCGGTGAGAGAAGGATTTGAACCTTCGGTACTCTTTTGGAGTACGGAATTTTAGTAGAATTCTGCCATAAACCAGACTCGGCCACCTCACCTTAGTTTTTCTGTTTCAAAACATCCGTAACCAGCTTGGTGTTCGAATGTAAGTAGTCCACATCTTTTACTTCTTTTATTTGTGCAGACTCCGAAATCAATGTCTGCATCTCTATATTTCTGATTGTATAAAGGAATAAAATGCTTACAGCCACCGCTACAATCGCTGTAATTGTAGTCAGGATCACTGTGACGACGTATTTTTCCTCCATAATCAGAATAATCTGTGTCTAGGACTTTACAAAGATCTAATAATTTAAGATCTCGCTTCACTTCTTTTTAGACTTCTTGACAGAATGAGTTGAAGTTCGTAGTCCAAAATTCAAATCAATCCACGCTGTTTCTATCAATGCTTTATCTTTGGTGAGCTTCATCTTTTCGCGCATATATTTCATGGTCCAATTCTTCCACTTTTCATTGTCTTCTTCAGTGCAAGAATACTTTGTAAGCCAATTTGGAGTTTGATTGTCGCGGACATCTTCGTATTTAAGATCTAAATTAGCTATCTTAAATTGTTTATCTAAAATCTTTTTAATATGTTTGTCGTTCATACGCCTGTAGATCCATAGCCGCCACCTTGTCTCAAGGTATTATCTAAATTTTCTACAGTATTTAAAGTCGCAGTATAACAAGCTTCAAAAATAATCTGAGCAATTCTATCGCCCTTCTTAACAGTGAAGTCGATATTCTTATCTGTATTATAAAGAATAACTCCAATATCTCCACGATAATCAGAATCAATTACTCCAGCCAGAACATCAATTCCACTCTTGTAAGCTAGGCCAGAACGAGGAGCAATACGTCCATAATAACCGGGAGTTATATCCATCGAAATATTTGTCTTAATTAGTTTTCTTGAGCCGCAAACCACGACAGCATCTTCTGCCGCATATAGATCATATCCAGCAGCGAAACTTGTTCCTTTGCTAGGTATCGTTGCATTGTCGGAAAGCTTTTTAACATTGATTTGTAGAACTTTTTCAGTATACATATTACTTATCTTTTAAAATTGACATAAGAATTCTAGCTTCTTTTGCTGGAATGTCATTGTAATTAGTCCAGACTTTAGCTTCTGCATTTTTATAAACGCCTAGTTTCCAAGCGTTGCGAAGATAATCTTGAAACTCTTCAAAATTACTAATACCAGAATTCTTGGCAGTCTTTTCTAGCATTCCCTGAGAAGAAGGAAGCGCGACTTCATTATCGTCTTCAAATACAGAAGGAGTACCCTTCTTAGAAGCATCGATTTCATCACTACCAACGATGTGTACGTTAAGGAAATTTCTTACAGCCCTAACGAATGCGCGATTAGCTGCAATCGTTTCCAAAAATTTGACAGCAAAATCTGAAGTATTATTGACTGTAGCATTTGCGATATCTTCGTAGTAACTTTCATATTCTGATTCATAATTTGGAATCCAAGTTATGCCGCACTTAATAGATACATAAGACGCTTCGCACTTGACTACATCGTACTTTACACTTGTATATCCTCGCAACTTAGCGAGTTCTTTAATGCCAGCAAGCTTGATAAGAAGCTGATTATCAGCAAGACCTTCAATCGAAGTGGGCATCTGCTGTTTACGCAATTCAAACCAACCTCTATTAGGGAATAGATGTTCTGTTTTAACCATTGCTCGCCAGTTGATTGAGCCGTCTTCATTTGTTTTATAGTCTATGCCTTCAATTAAGCCCCATGTGTTACGCGACTGAGGCACTAGTAATGGATTCTTCTCGCTCATTGTAAATTTTAAAGAATTCTATTTCTTGTTCGAATTCTTTCGATAGAATAACAGACTCTTCAGAATTGTCAAGATGTTTATTTGCGAAATAATTAGCTTTGCAGGAAAATTGTTTACCCTTAGAAATTAAAATCTTTGAACTAATAAATTTAGAATTTTGAGAGAGATTTGTTAATTTATTCAAGATTCCTTCGTTTTCAAAATCTTGATGCACTTCCCAATTTAGAAACTTAAATCTATATTCTTCTAGTTTATTTTTATCATCGCAGAAGATTTTTAATTTTAATCCTATAGATTTGCAGTGTTTTAAAAATTTTTCAGAAATGTTTTCAGATAACATTATAGTCATTAATAGAATATTATTTCTATAAGGAGCAACCATGTTTATATTGATATCTTTATCTGTGATAATATTTACTTTCCTGTTGCTTACCCAATAATTAAAAGCAGATGAATTTAAATTCGTAACGTAATCAAGTCTCAAATTTATTGATCTTTCTTTCATAAAGTTACCATCAGAAATAAAATCAGGAACAATTTCTACAATTTTTTGATTAAAACTCTTGCCCAAATGAACCAATTCAAAACGCTCAAGATCGTTAGATATGCCAAGAGAATCTAAAATATTTTTTGCTATAACGTATGGACTAATAAAATTAATCGTTTTTGGCGATTCATTTAATCTTCCATAAGAAGGAAGATTGCCATCTCTATCTGATTCAAGGATGATTTGAGAATTCGTGTTCCAAACTGGTCTAGTATTGATTGGATTAAATAAAGAATATAAGCCAATTGATTTTGTATTAAATACTGAAGCTATATGCAAACTATAGTTTTCATTTGAAATTAAAAGTCTAGCTTTGGATATTAAATAGTTTTCTTGTTTTTTATTAATCGTGATGAAACATTTATCGCAAGCTAGTTTTACGTTTTTATCAGTAGCTATTTGAAAAATATCAATACCAGCTTCTTTTAAATAAGGTTTAATTAGATCAAGAACATCATTAAAATAATCATACTCACCAGTTGCACTTTTGCAACGTGTATCAATTATTATATAATTATCATTTCTTACTGGAAGAAAATATCTATCAAGATAAGGTTGTGAAATCTTAACTCCACAATCCAAGGCCATTTTTTCAGTTAGATTCATAAACGTTATATTGTAGCTTATCTTCGCCGTTTCTAAAATAATTGTTATTTATTGACAAATAAGGGGCATAAACTATATCAAAATATTTAGTACCAGATCCTTTGCCTTCAAAAAATAAAGGATCATTCATTTTATCGAAGTGATTAAGAACTTTCTTAACATCTGGATGAGAATTTATAATATCAAAGTACTCTGATTTAGTGAAAAAATAAATATCGTGTTCTGGATATAATTTTTTAATTGATGGTATTAACGATGTGGCTATAATTACTTCTTCAGCACCTTCTGGTTGGATAAAAGCTATTTTTTTAGTATTTTTATTATTGTTAAGAGATTCAAGCATTTCAGATAGAAATGCGTTTTGATTTTCATTCAATGCAGTTTTTCTAAAATAATTTAAAACATCTGTTCTTTTTAGATCGGAATTTAATCTTTGCACCCAATGAGCTACTCCAGCAGGATCTTTGCGCATTAAAATATTATTATATAAAGACTCAACCCATTCTTTATCTTTTTGATTTTCGTCGATATCGCAAAATGGATTGCATTTAATTTTTTTATTTTCAAATTGATATTCAACTTCTGGGAGACTGTCAAATAAATCTTCGAAATATTTACCAACAACTTCAATACTATAATTATCTATTACGAATTGTCTAGCTTTTTTACCTAATAGTTTTCTAGTTTCTGAAGATAAATTATATACATACTGCAAATAAGAAAAAATACTTGTTGGCAAAGTAGATGCTTTAATAAATTGCGTTCCCGGCTCTCTGTATTCAGCCCATTCAAGAGGAAAGCCGCCACTCTCTTCAGTAGAACAATCTTCACCACAACTATAATTAGTAACAAGTGTTATCAATTCAGTAAGCTTTGCTTCTTGAATAGGTATTTCTTGCCCACCAGAAGTAAATGGATGACAATATACATCCATAAGATTATATATTTCATTCAATTGTTGTTCATTTACTCCAGTTTTTACATTAGTTGTTTCGCAACTATTTTGTGCGCGACAATAATCGCAATTTATAATGTGTGCTGCAAATGGTTTAACGTGATATCCATTACAGTTTTTACAAACATAAGTTGTTAATATATTTTTTGGATCAATTTCTTTCTCCTTCAATAACTTAAGAATATCCCACCCTTCATTCCAATAAGTATGCAGAAGAAGTTTGGCATTTGAATTTGGATTCGCAGTTTGAAATAACTTAAATCCATCAAGTAAATTAGGAACCGACTTTCGTAATTGATTTCTAAATACGAAACCAATAATAAATTCTTGATCTAACTTGAAACGCGCACGAATCTTTTTTCTATCTTCATCGCTAAGTCTATAAAAAGAATCTGTATCCAATGTGCCATGTACTGTTTTTACATGAGTGTGTCCAAGTTTATGCATCGCTTTTTCAGCAAAAGATGCCCATACAAAATAATGATTTATTTTAGGAGCTATTGAAACAGCGTCAGGAAGAATTGGTAAACTATCTAAAGTGGTGTGAATAATGCAATGAACTTTATTCCACCACTCTTTGTCTTGGAAACCGTTAAATGCCCAAACGTCTTCAATGCCTAAATAAATATCGGGTTTTAACTCTTTTACTGCATGATCAATCATTTCTGCGCCATAACCAGCAGCATTTTTACGCCTTTCATCAATAGCAATTTCCTTATGAATCTCTGGATCGTCTGGTAAAGTACCATAAGATCTCCAAGGAACAAATTTTAATTGTTCAGATTCCCAAGTATATCCATTACTTAATTCAATAATATCGTATTTGCCGGTCTTATATAGATAAGATAATAGATTCTTTTTATGCTTACCGAAACCAGTAAACATTTTGCAAAAATTACTATGAATTAAAACCCGTTTTTTACGCATTAGAAATCCATTTCTTCAGAATCGGCAGCAACCGGTTCTGGCTTTTTAACCTTTGGAGCGACTTCTTGAGGAGCGGCTTCTCGCTTTCCTGCTGGAGCTTGTTCCGTCTTTGCTGGTAGCTTTCGCGAATCATCAAGAATAGAATAAAACTTATTAATAAAAGCAATCAATCTCACAGCTTCTCCCGGCTCTAGTGGAACCTTAAAAGTATCTGCTCCATTTCGAGTAAATGACAAACCAAAAGCAGTATACTTAACAGCATATTCACCAGTTCCCTTAGTCTTTTCATAGGGAGCGAGCTTGATTTGAGTCTTGTTTGATTCGCTAGAATGAAAAGCGGAATAAGAAGTCTTCTGCTGAAAAGCATTAATCATTTCTCCAAGTTCAAACTCGTTGAACTTGATAGCAATAGTCTTCGAAGGATTGTTGCGACTCTCAGCGAAAGAACCAGTCTTTGTCTGATCATTCCAAGAGTGTTGAGCAATACAGTTTACATAAAACTGTGGCTCACTGCTTGGCTTTTGTGAGATTTGGAAACTGATGGCGCAACCCTGATTCTTAGGGTTTGGCTTATAGATCTGAAGATTCATATATCGCAGGATATTATGAGTATCCTGCGATATTTCTAATGAAATTAATCGAAATAATAGAATAAACTTCTAGCACTTCCACTAACAACTGGACTAGAAATTTTAATTGGATAAGCAGGATTCAAAGATTGATTTGCTCCTACAGTAACAGTTCCAAAATCTCCGCTAAATGAAGCTAAAGCAGAAACGATATAAATATCTCTATCGCTTGTTGGAGTAATAGTTGTGCCAGTATTAAAATAACAAAATTCTATGTCTTGATTATTAGCCATATATTTAATTACACTTATTGACTAGCTTTTAGAAGAGCTTCTAGTTTACCAGTTGGAGTTGTAATGCCGCCAATTGCAGTAAAAATAGAAAGACCTTGTTTAACACCCTTATAAACACCTTGATGAACAGTACTATTAGTCTTCAAAGTTCTGTTTAATTGGTTGAAAGCATTGTCTAGATATTCTTGAGGAATATCATCTAACGTCTTTTCGTCACAAATAGCCACAGCAGCAGCGGTGCTACCAGTAGAAAGATCAAGTTCGCCGCAAAGAACATTTCTCTTAAGATTTTCGCGTACTGCCTTACTGATTTCGGCTTCACTGCTATGATTAGTAATATTAGCTGCACCAAAAACCATAATACCAGAATCAAGAACAGTTCTAAAATCATTTGTATCGAATGTGCTATATTGACTATTCTTTGTTATAATATTATTAAACAAGTGGAATAGAGAACAGATATTAGCATTTGCTACTTGCCAGAATTTATTTACAGAAAGTTTTGGGTAAAGAGTATTAATTCTTTCATTATCAAGAATAATAAGAGGAGAAACAATCTTTTGCTCTACTAGTTCACAAGCTTCCTTTAGCGTCTCATAAGCATTTTGACTAACTTTCTTACCTTCAGAAAGCTTTGGCAGAGCGAGAATTAGACCAACATAAGGAGAACTTGCTTTTACAGTATTTTGATATTCCTTAACCGTCTTAACGAGTTCGGAGCAAACACCAGCACCAGTTCCACCACCAGCACCAACTGTTACAAAAATACGATCAATATCCGTACCAATTGAAGATTTAATAAAATCGACTACATCTTCTTTATTATTTAAGAAAGCTTGTTTAGCAAACTCTCTATTTTTACCTGCTCCTTGCTGCTCACCAAACTTCATCTTGTTTGGCACGTTGATAGTGGCAAGATCTTGATCAGCAGTATTAATTACACCAACGCGAGCGTAACCAATCTGAGAGAAAGTTTCAGCTAGTTTGCCGCCACCTTGACCAGCACCAATAAAGCCAAATTTAAAACCAACTGCATCTTTGTCCTTTGGTTCTGGTTTTTCTGAGTGAGGAGGCTCAGGAATATCTGGCATCGCAAAATCAAACGTATCGTTTGATACTTGAGGATTTGGATTTACACCGTAAATAGGATTATGATCGTTCATATATTATAGAATGTTTAAACTGTCGCCTTTGCGAACATCATCCCAACTAGTTTCGCCATTGGCTTTGTGACGAATCTTATATTGAGAATAACAAACAGCTAGTCTTTGTTTTTGATCTTTAAATTCATTGTTCATCATCTCGTCGCCAGCACATCTGCTGACGAACTCTTGTTCGGTTTCATTTTTTTTGGGTTTTATCATTGGCATATAAATTAAATTACACAAATATTGTTATCCTTAACAGAAATTTCCAAATTTAATTTTTTATCAGAATCAAGCATTTTTTCTGCAACTTGTGTTTGTAGCTCTCGCTGAATAGTTTTGATAACTTGTCGTGCGCCAAAGTTATTAAATTGTATTTTATCAAAAATAAAATTCGTTATTTCTGGAGAGTATTTTATATTAACATTTCTCTCTAATAGATCTGTTTTAAATAATTGTAATTCTTTATCAATGATTAGTTTAATTTGTTCTTGCTCAAGAGCGTCAAAAATAACTACTTCATCAATGCGATTCAATAGATCAGGTGGAAAATGTTTCTTAATAGAAGAAAGCACATCAGATTTACCAGCTTTCTGCTTTCCAAATCCTATAGCAGAATGATTGACGACTTCAGCACCAATATTTGTTGTCATAACAATCATGGTATTAGAAAAATCAACCATCTTTCCAGAAGAGTCTGTTATCTTTCCTTCTTCAAGGATTTGCAACAAAGAGTACAAAACATCTTGATCAGCCTTTTGAATTTCATCGAAAAGAATTAAAGAATATGGATTCTTTCTTACCTTTTCAGTTAATACTCCACCTTTATCAAATCCAATATAACCGGGACTAGATCCAACTAGTTTATTTACGGCGGTCTTGTCTGTGTATTCAGACATATCAATTGTTATAAAATTATTCTTATTAATGAATAATGTTTCAGCAATTATCTTTGCAGTCATTGTCTTGCCAACACCCGTTGGTCCAGCATAAAGCATTGAACAAATGGGTTTATTTGGATTGCGGAAACCAGCTTTCGCTCTGATTAAAGATTTATATATATGTTCAATTTGATTATCTTGACCAAAAACTTGTTCTTTTAACTTAATTTTAAGAAGTTTTACTTTATCAAAATCTTGTAATTTTAAATCATCGACTGGAATATTAGTCTTATCAGAAACGACTTCTAAGATATCGGCGTTTGTAACTTGATATTTATTATTACGCCAATTAGTAATCATTTTTTTTGTAGACTCTTCATACTCAATCAATAGCTCTTCTAAAGAAGAAATCTTTTTCTTCTCTATTGTTTGCTTATTAGAATCTACAAATTTACTGAGCTTCTTTTCTATCTTAAGCATTTCAGGAGACTTTACAAAGTTCTTTAATTTAACTTTAGCTCCTACTTGATCAATAATGTCTAAAGCTTTGTCAGGAAATCTTCCTTCAATATACTTTTCAGCACTATTAATAATAAAATGAATAACATCATCAGAGAAATCTATGACATGAAAATTCTCATATCCACCTTTGATATTCTTAATTAGATTAAAAGTTTGTTCTTTAGTGGGTTCTTCAATTTTAATAATCTGAAAACGCCTAGATAAAGCTGGATCATCAGATATAGTCTTCTTGTATTCGTCGAAAGTGGTAGCGCCAATGCAGCTAATTTCCCCTCTAGCTAAATAAGGCTTTAGAATATTGGCAACATCGTTTCCATTTTCTGGATTGCCAGCACCAATGATTGTATGAATCTCATCTATAAATAGAACAATATATGGATCATCTGTGATTTCTTTTAGAAGATTTTTAATCTTCTCTTCAAATTCACCACGGAATTTGCATCCAGCAATCATCATTGGAATATCCAAACTATAGATTTGCTTTAAACTAAGCAGGTCAGATGCTTCACCTTTAACGATTGCTTGAGCTAAAGATTCGACTAAAGCTGTTTTACCAACACCAGCTTCGCCTACAATAAGTGGATTATTCTTATTCTTGCGACAAAGAACTTCTGAGATCTTTTGAATCAGTTCTTTATTAAGATGTAGATTATTTATTTTACCATTAACAACTTGTATATTAAGATTATTGGCATAAGTGTTTAAAACCTTATACTTCTTTATATCAAAAGTTTGTTTCGCTTGATTAGGAGTATTTATTTCCTCATCAACGCTTGGTAACATATCATCATCTTCTAGCTTTTGCTCAACATAGTCCACGACTTTAACAAAATCATAATTATAATCAATCAAGTAAAGTTCAAAAGTTTGATTAGGAACTTCAAATAAACTTAAAAATACATGTTCTAATCCGATGTATTTATGATCGAATTTAGAAGATATAGTTTTGGCGCATTTAAAAACATTAGTTATGCCTTCAGATAATAAAGGCTTTAACGTAGCTTTCTTTTGTGCTGGAACATTAGCTTTTAGAAATGCTATGGCACTGTTCTTTATCTTTAAAGAATCTATGCCAAAATTTCCGAATGCTTCTTCTATCTGACTTTGCTTAAGATTCAAAAAACTTATAAATAAATGAAGATGCGTGATCTCTGTATGCTTGAGATCTACAGCTATTTTATAAGCTTCTTTGATTAGCTTTTGCGCTCTTGGTGTTAAATTTAAATTTTTCATACAAAATATTTATTAATATTTGATTTAATCTGTGTCCAATTGATTTGTTCTATATTAGACTTACATTTGTTCTCAAGCCAAGTCAAAAATTGAAGATTGTTTAAATCTGTCAGAGAACCTCCTTTTGATTTTGGTTTTATATGATCTAAAGAAGGTTTTAACCATACATCTGTTTTATTTAGTAACCATTTAGCATACAGTATATTAAATTGATCGTCAAAATAAAATTTTTCAATAAATTTTTTATAAATTTCAGTGTTGAAGCCTATTTTATTTCGTTCTCTCGTTAAGCTTTTATTTAAAAATTTTAGTTTTTCAATATCTTCGTATTTCATTAACCATTCTAATTCAATTTCATACTTTAAATGAGCTTTCATGTTTTTATACAAATCGATTTTGTTTCTTTTTTTACCTTTGCACCAAATTTTTAATTTACCAGAAGCAAACATTTCTTTTTTAATTTTGCTCATTTTTAATTTTCTTTCTTCTGAAACTGGCTTTATTTTATTTCCATTTATGATTTCAATATTATTTTTTACTAAAATCGTTCTTATTCGTCTATAATCAACTTCATGTTTATTAGCTAAATCAACTAAAGTAAAATTTTTACTTTTGTATTCATTTATTATTTGATCGTGATTTAATTTCATGCCGTTGTTGTTTATGATATTGTAATAAATAACATAAATAATTCAAACATTATTGAACATCAGATAATTTCATATAAATTTTGTCATTTAGAATAGCAATATTTTCTATCCACAATACATCTTCCCCTTTTCTTCCAGTAAAAACTACAATATCGTCTTTATCAGGTATTTTAAGACCGTCTTCTAAATATTCAGTAAGTCTTTGATGTTTGCCGCCATCAAGAAACATTGCGCTTACACTGCCGACTTCATCTTTAAGTTGAAAACGATAAAAAGTCGAGTTAGATTTTTTAGTTTTTCCACGATACGTTTCATCTATAACTCCAACCATCTTTACTCTGTCTTCTTTAAAAGCAGATTGAAATTCCATTGTATCTGTAAACGTACACTCAGATTGCTGAAAAATAGTCTTTAGTCGAATAGTTGGAGTATAACCTAAGAGCCTATTTTCAAAGACCCAATTAGCAAACTTCTCATGATTCTTGTTTTGCTCGTAGATCTTTTTATACTCATCGTATTTTTTTCTGAATGTTATTTTACGCTTTTCATTCATGAATGGTTTACCGCTCTCGTTAAGAGATTGTGCTTTAAAAGCGCATTCACTTACAATAGTTAAAATATCGTAATCATATTTAGGCCCAACACTGCAAGCGAATTTCTTTTCTTTATCAGTTAAGATATTGAAAGTTTGAGCTTCAAGAACTAAACGTGATCGTCTATGAGTATAAGAACTTAGAGTTCCAGCTTGAATCAAAGAAGAAAGTAGACCAATATTAATACCAGCTTGTTTAGCGGCGATAAAAATATCGAACTTTGTTGGAGTGTTTGTCTCTCTAAAGCTTTGAAGGGCTTGCAACGTCTTTTCAGAAACGCCTTTAATAGAATTTAATCCAAAACGAATATTGCCATCTTCAATCTTAAAATCTAATGCAGACTTTGCTAGATCAGGAGGTAGAAGTTTGATATCAAAATATACTAGCTCTTTTGAAATCTTGTTAATTTCTTGATGTGAATCAGGCTCATATTTAGACAACTGAAGCAATGCCAAGAAAAATTCATGCGGATACTTGAATTTTAGATAAGCAGTCCACGCAGCCAAAATAGCATAAGAGATAGAGTGAGAGTTCGAAGAAACTAAGCCTTCAGCATAAAAATTATGATCTGAATGGTTAACTTCTAAATCTAAAGTATTTTTTAAACCTAAAGGTTTAATCGAAATTATTTTTTGAGTTCGCATCTTAAAATGTTTTTAAATTCTCCAGAGTTAATGTCGCTTTCCCACAATTCTATCAACTTCCATCCTAAATCTTTATACTTCTGTTTCTTTATTTTATCTCTATATAGATTTCTTTTTTGTATATCGTATTTTGGTTCTGCATATTTTTCAAAACACGGATTGCAATGGAAGAAGTCTCCTTGACATTCTATTATAATTTTTTCATCTAAGCAAACGAAATCGGCAACAAAACCGCCGATACCGTGTTGAAAAACGTAGTTAACGCAGTTATTTTTAAGCCATTGATCTACTTTTTTCTCTATAGAAGTAATTTTGAATGAAAATTCACCAATTTGCCAACGATTAATGGTGGCTTTTCTCATTTTTTCTTTTGATTCTTCCGAATGTTTTGTAGTGTGCCTAGCTTTTAAAGGATGTCTTTCTCTAGCTTCTTTCATTTTATCTTTTGAATCTTGAGACATTTTTTTACCAGTTCTTTTTTTTGCTACTATAGCCACTCTTTCATCAGTCTCTTTTTTTAATCCAGTATTCCAAGCTTTTTTACCATACATAGGATTGTTTTTACCAAGTCTTTCTTGGGAAAACTTTTCACAAGCTTTTCTAAAAGCCACGCTATTGTTTTTGTCTACTTTGCCTCTTTTAAACTTAGAAAGAACAAGTCCAATTCCTGTGGTTTTATAGCCAACTGGTTCTTTAGATATTGGACAAATAGGCCATTTTTCATTAAAATATTTTTCAATATATTCTTGAATAGAAATTTTATGATATTTTGATAAAAAATTTATAAATTTATTTAAATAATAAATACCTTCATTCCTAGAAGGAAATAGATTTGTAATTTCTTTTTTTGTTTTTTTGTCTATTATACAATAATTAAAAATATCTATAGGTATGATTTTTTTTAAACCTTCATCTTTAAAAACGCTCATGCTATTATTTACACATAATCTCTAAACGTTGAGAAATAATATCTCTGAGAGTATGCATTTTTTTATCTCCACATAGAAATTTATGATCCATAGAACAGCAAATTTTTGTTCCGTCTTCCATTTCCACTTCGTAGACTTCAACTTCATTCTTATGAATATCTACAACTTGTACAAAATGATCAATATTATTTTCTACATCATAAGCTAAAACAGAATCTCCTTTTTTAATCTCACTTAAACATTTTAGACCATCTTTGCTTTCAACTATAGTTTCTGGTAATAAACATTTGTTAAATGAATAATTCGCTGAGTCTTCAGCCACCTTCCATAATACGTCTCCAATTGCTATATCTAAATTCTGCTCTGTAACTTTCTGACGAATTTTTCCTTGCCATGCTGGCATTTGATCAACCTTCTTTTTACCAACGATACGTCGCAACTGCTCTGACTCATCAAGAGTGAATCCCAAACGCACAGCCATCTTCATCAACTGTTCTTGATAAAGAGGAATGCCGCCAGTATATGAAAGTTCTTCTTTAAAGAAATCATGAACAAGCTGGAACACTCCAGAAGCTGAATATGTAGCATACTGATCAGCAAAGTCCAATGCACCGGGACGAGCAATAGCAACTACCGCACTAAGCTGTTCAAGAGACTTGGGCTTAACTTTACGGCATACCTTAAAGTTGGTTTCCGCTTCAATCTGGAACAGACCTTGTGGTGTACGAAGATTTTGAAAGCTTTCGTAAATGAAAGGATCTTCTGGATCAATAGAAGTCATTTCAATATTAAGCCTCTTACAAACTTCGCTGACTACAGTCAAAGTTCTCAAGCCAAGAACATCGAACTTAACCATTAGTTCGGCTACATAATTCATATCATAGCCGCTAACTAAATCACCATCAGAAGTCTTTTGAACTGGGCAAACTTCTTCGATCTTATAATAAGAAATAGCAATACCAGAAGGATGAACACCAGTATTCTTATTCAGCCCTTCGATCTTCTTAGCTATTTCAAATACGAATTTATTTTGATCAACCCAAGCTTTGAATTTATCATTAGCTTTATATGCTTCTTCTAAATCAAAAACCCGTCCAAACAGTTTGGGAATATTGTCACTAACTTCATTAACATCTGTTTCTGATAAAGCACCAACAATCTTTCCGCACTCTTTAATACAAAGCTTGCTAGAAAGAGTATTGAGAGTTAAGATCTTCGATGTTTTGCCTAGATGTTTTTGCTCAATATACTTAATTACTTCTGCGCGTCTGTCATAGCTGATATCGTTATCTACGTCAGGAAGAAGCGAACCATCAAGATAAGTAATGTCGTCTTTAACGATCTTCTTAGCGCGGGAACGACTGACGAAACGCTCAAAGAAGAGTTCGTATTTTATGGGATCAACTTTCGTAACACCCACAACAAACAGAACCAAAGAACCCGCAGCACTACCACGACCAGCACCAGTGGGAATATTATTCTCATGGCAGAAATTAAGAATATCCCAGTTGAGAAGCACATAATCAACGAAGTCAAGTTCTTTGAAGATATCCAACTCCATCTCCAAACGCTCTGTATATTGATTATTATTTAATCCCAAGTTATTTAAACTGCGATAACAAAGCGTCTTTAGAAAAGTAAAATTGTCTGAAGAAATAGGAATCTTCAGCAAATCATAATATTTGCCTTCAATAGAGATTTGAGGCAAACGAACGCCGGGAAGCATAGCGTTGTCGTAAGGTTTAATATCTTGTAAAAAATTCATATTTCAATTTGCCAAAGCTGCTTCTGAAAAATCTTAAAATTCATCTGAACGTCGTACATGGAATTGTGAAGCATATTCTCATCGAAGTCAATCTTATATTCTTTCAATTGAGTTTTAATGCTTGTCTTTAATCCCTTTTCGCGAAAATCATTTAATCTATACTGCCAAAAAGTAAAATCAGAATCTCTTTGAGGTTTGAGATTCTTTTTAATAGCTTTAGCCATACAGTTTGTATCTATTATTCTCTTGACATAAGAGAAGTCGCTTTTCTTACCAATAAGTCTTCTGTATGTATTATGAACGTATACATCAAAGCCCAATAGATTTTGCCCAATAATAAGATACTCATCATTATAAATATAATATTCAAAAGCCTCCAGAACTTCTTTTGGATCGGCAGCTAATGAATGATATTTACGCTCATCAAAATGAGTAACAAGCTTTGCGCCTTCCGAAAGCTTCAGATCAGGCCAATAGATATGATTGTCTACTTCTTTGATTATATTGCTACCTTTAGCGATAAGATAACTTAATTGCCAAGGCTTGTTGCTATCATCAAGCAGATTTAGATGACAGGTTTCAAAATCAAAACAAATATACTTTTGTTCTTTATTAAATCGTAGCATTTTCTTCCTTCCAAGCTTCGAAGCTAAATTTGTCGCTGCAAAAATGAGGCAACTCTGGTTTTTCTAGTGAACGGTCTTTGCCAAAAGATCGATTACAAATTATCTTGTATGCCATAAAAGCTTTGACATCAGATTTCTTATTATAATAAATACTGCGAACTTTAACCATTGGCATGTCATTATTAATAGAGAATTCTTTTACCTTTTCTTGAAGTATGTAATCTAAAGCTAAAGAATTATCTTCATAAAATAAAGTTGCTTTAGTAAACGAAAGATCTGGAACGGCGTTACCAAAAGATAAATTATTTATATAAATGAATGAATCGTAAAATGGAATAGCGAGCTTGAGAGAAGTTTCATTCCACAACTCCTTCAAGTCGCTATAACTTAGAAATCCAGAATTAGTGCAAAAGGCTTTTGAATAGATTTTATTGAGCAGCTTGCACCCAATATCATCCTTAGCAAATATAATTACTTTATGTTGACTGCCTTCATCTTCTGGAAGAGCAGAGTTTCTCATTGAAAGTCTTAGGCCAAATATTAATTGAATACCCATTTCTTTGCTGCGCTTGTACGCTTCAAAGAATCCAATCAACGAGTCTTCGACTAATATAATCTGTTTAAGACCGTTGTCTTTCGCGATCTTAAATACACTATCAGATCCTCCTTCAGTGACCTTCTTTGGATCATCTAAAGTCAGTATAGATTTTCCTATACTGAAATGAGATTTAAACAATGGTAGCATGTCGCACAAATTCTAGCGAAGAACTAGAATTTGTCAAGATCGAAAGCGTCAAAATCGTCAGGAGTTTCAACAGGTTTAAAACATGGGCATCCATCGTACTTGCTTTTTATTAATTTTTCTCCTTCTTGAAGTTTAATTTTCTGCAATTCTTTTTTAGTAAATGCTGATTTTTTTACTTTGCCATCTTTATCTATAATTGCAAAATAATCAAATCCAAATTTATAAGTGCAATACCACATTGGAGTACCATCTTTTTTAATTTGATTAGGTTGTTTAGCAAAGCCACATAGAAGTTTTCCAGCAAAACTACCATCTTTGGGCATTCCTTGCTTTGCCGCCATGTTAGATATAGCAGTTTTATCTGTAAAAGAATCGGCGTATTTTTGATAGCCAGTAAGTTCATGCTCAAAGCCAAGAAGCTCATATTTATCTTTGGCTTGCATAGGCATAACTCCATCAGCATTTAAATCTTGTTTCAAAAACAAGAATTCCATTTTAATATCTTTAAGATGGGGATATAACTTTCTAATAGCAAGAGTATACATATAATCTTGTAGATTATCAGTTACTTCCTTGCCTTCGTATTTCTTTTTATTTGTTTTGAAATCTCTAATTAATACGACTCCATGATTACCATAAATAAAGAGCCTATCAATAAAACCTTTGATCTTGTAATTAACGTCTTCTTCTTGGACGGTAATCTCAAAATCTTTTTCTGAAATCACTTCTGTTGGTTCGCCAAATTTCTTGCCAAAAAAGTCATACATCAATCCTTTTAAAGCCATTGAACAAATATCTTGCAAATTCTCTTGTTCATTAAGATTCTTTCGCTTGATATGTTTATAAACCATCTTCTTAATCGCTTTTGAAGCAAAGATGTTTTGTTTTTTTACAATGATATCATAATGTTTTTTATGACGAGGCAAAGCGAGACACTCAAGAATGATGTGAACAGTATCGCCAATTAAAGCTCCAGAATTAGTTTTATCTGGCAACTTTAAAACATACTTGCACCAATACTGCCATGAGCAGGATTTTAGCGTCTTAATTTTACTGGCTGATAATGTTTCCTTCAAAGCTTCAAACTTTCTAAATAATCTTTAAGAATAGAAATGGTTTTCTTATCCTTATCGTTATTATATACATAATCAAGAATGTATTCTACTTGAGTTATTCTATCTCTTTTTTTACTCTCCCATCTTTCCATCGTAATATCTTTCTCTAACATTTCGCCAAAGTCTTTACAAATAGGAAGTTTGATTTTAACCTTATCGATATCAATATACTTAATAAGTTTAAGAAATATCTTAATTGCTGCTTGAAGTCCACGATTATCAGTCTTATCGGCATCATTATTCGTAGAAATGATAACTTCATCTATAGATAAAGACATTAAATAAGACAACTGCTTAGAGCTAATTTCAAGACCAAATACAACAAGATGATTATAATATCCTTGCTGAGACAATGCTAAACTATCGCCAATACCTTCTACAAGAATGATTGAACGCTTTTCTTCTATAGTTTTCTTGAATATATTATCTTCTTCTCCTTGAAGATTAATAGGATATATCCAATTGCCTTTTCTGCCAATATGCTTCCATTTTGGAGCGGAAGTGTTGGGTTTCCAGAGTAAATGTCTGCCACTAATTCCAATTACTTTTTTATTTTCATCAAATATTGGAAAGACGAAACGGCCATTCATTTTTCCAGACATGGAAAAACCGGATCGATAAAGCTCAAGAATTTCAGAGCTTATATTTTTTTTATTATAAAAGTCGTAATGAGGAAGCAAGGTTTTTACTTCATCATGGTCAAAAAATTGATCTGATTCCATTTTGGGTGTTCTGATTGATTCTATACAAGGATCATTATTATTCTTAATTGAGTGCAAGATTTCTTCTATCTGAGAATCATCTTTGCAGGTAAGTTCAAGAAGCCTTTTAAAAGGTTGATAAGAAGTATTTGCTACGAAATCTTTCCAGATTCCAGTGTCTTTCCAAATTTGTAGAGCAGTTCTATTATCACCATCACGATAAACAGCGTTACATTGCCAATACTTACCACGATCTGAGAGTTGGTATCCAAGATCAATTAAAGTCTTTTCAATAGCTTCTGCTTGATTATTAATCGAGGTTAGGTACGTCGTCATCGTTATCTTTAATTACAGTTGCATTTGTACCAAGAGCATCCACGATATCTCTATAGTCACCTTTTTCTGAAACACAGAAATTAGCGATTTCAAGATTAACAAAATTCTTTTTCAGAGTTCCATCGGGAAGTTTTACTGGATTAATAGCTCCAGCGATATCTTTACCGAGATGGCGAGCTTTTATATTAATGAACTTATGAGTTCCAAATCCAACTTCATTTTGCAATTCATCAGAAGTTTTTTGTCGCAAAATGAATAAGTGAGATGCAAATTGAGTAATACGATCAGAAAGAGAAACAATGCTTTCGTCGTCAGTTATATTTGAAGAGTTTTTATTTGTTACAATACCTGCACGATTAGATTGTACAGATGTCATCATTGATATACATGGACCTTTATCGCTTACGATATCTCTTTGAATACAGCGTTTATATTTATCGACCATTTCTCCAACAAGCTGCCATTCAGTTTTATTTCCTCCGCTTTCACTTGTAGTTTTGATATAGTCAAAACTAAAAATCATTGGATTTCCACGACCTATCTTAGAATAATAAAATCTTTTTAGAACGCTAATTTGAGCATCAACGGTCATGCCGCCTACATTATAATAATATAAATGCTTATATCGTTTATTGATCGTCTTCCATACTGATCTGACATTATCTACAATTTCTGCACCAGCCTTTCGCCAGTTGCCGCTTTCTAATAAATACATTGGAACTTTAGACATTGCAGCGCACTGTCTAAAAATAAGTTCCTCTTTGCTCATTTCACCATTATCAAAATGAAGAACTGGAACTTCATATTGTTCTGATACCTTTGCAGTAAAATCTAAACAGAATTGAGTTTTACCAACACCTGAACGAGCTACGATAACAGTAATATTTCCCGGTCTTAAAAGAGATCCATACATGTCTTGAGTTTTTGGATGCGGTCCAGCAAACCCAAATTCAGTAACCGGATTATTTCCGCGCTCTTCGACAAGAGCTTCCATTTCATCAAAAATATTTTCTGGTTGATCTGCACCAGTTTCATAGAGATTGATCTGATCATTGTAAAGTTTATCAGCGCATTCAATGATAACATTATAATCAGAAGATGGAGATATAGACTTCATCTTCTTGTTGATCTCTGCGCCACACAGCGCGATTTCGCGACGAATAGTATATTTCTTTAATTCTTTAGCAACACTTATAATAGATTCTGGAGATAGCTTCTTGAGAGACAAAGATTCAATATAATCAGATGGATTGATATTGTCTTCAAAAGTTACTCCAAAATTCTTTACTCTTTGAGATATAACTACGTCATCAATTTTCTCACCATTATCAATGGCTTGACGAAGTACACAAAAAATAGTTCTATTTATTTTAGAGCTTTCACTCCAAAAATCTTTTTCTGTTACGAAAGATGCGACATCCGCGTATCTTTCTGGATATTTAATCAGTCCAGCGAGCAACTGAGTTTCTAAATCATACGAATAAATCATTCCAACCGCACGTTATCATGGTTCGTCACTCATGTCAATCGAATTTTGCTCATTGTTTATTTCGTCTAAATATTTTTCCAAAGCCTTAACTAAACCCATTTCTACGATTGGATTAGCGACTTTAGTATAAATCATGGGGCATCCATCTTGAGAGACGTAAGCCACTATAAATCCTTTTGAGGATTCATCGGACCCAGTGAACTCATAGAGTTTATTAAAATAATTTTCAGGAATTTTAAACTGTTTAAAATTCTCTGATTGAGAGTCCTTCTTCATGTTATAATATTACACCTTGACTTTCGAAAAGGTCTTTATTTATTGTATCATTTTCGAAAATAGTTACAAGTGTAATTTCATTAAGTTCGCAGAAACGCTCCTTTTTTTTATCTCTATTTAACTGATGAAGAAAATTCATTCTATTTTCGTGAAAGAATTTCACAAATCCAGTATGCTGCCTACCTTGAACTTCTATAGCTATTTTTTTATTAGCGTTATAAAAGTCCAAGGTAAGACGAGTCCCAACTATTGGAAACTCTTCAAATACAATATTGTGTTGCCAATAACCACGCAGAAACTTCTTAACTTCAGTTTGAAATTTACTACGACTATCGGCTTTCCAATCGGTTAGATAGTTGCGAGCGTTTTTACAACGTCTCTTTTTATTACTCAGAGATAGAAATTCCATCGCCAAAATTTAATAGATTTTCACTGATATACTTAAAGAAGAAATTCTTAAGCTTTTCATTATCGTTGACAATTTGTTCAAACTTCGCTGCGCCTTGAATTTGAGCAGGAAATTCTGTAAATCCAGCTTCTTTTAGAGTATTGAGAAATTCTTCATCAAAGCTAATCCAAGCTCCCTTCTTAATAGCGATTTCCCACATAGTAAGAAAATCGAAAATTTCCTTTTCTACCCAATTAGAAGTACCATTCTTTCTTCCATATTTAATTGGATATCGAATAGTGCAATTAGTTCTTTCATTCGGAGACTTCTTAACAACGATTTTTACAAAGTGTCCAAGATATGGATTTTTTTGTTCATCGTAAGAAGCGTTAGGATCTTCAAGAATTAGATCACCCTTAAAACGAGCATCGAATTCAAAAATCCAGTTCGCAAAATGTAGCAAAGCGTTACCACCTGTAGCAGTGGTTTGACGAATTGGAGCCTTACTGTATGGATCAAGCTTAATATCAGCGCGAACTTGAGAAATAAATACTGCAATATGCCCACGCTTTTGAAGTGCAATAGACATGCGCTTCATAAGATCCGCTGCAATTACTGCGCCGCCAGCGACCTTTTGCGACTCTTCAAATGTTTTATCAAGATCTCCTTTTCTAATTAGACCGTCCACAGAATCTAACAGAAAGAAATACATCATCTTCTCGTCATTCTTACCAACTAGTTCTCGCATTGCATCAAATACCGTTTCATGAATGTTTGATTCAAAAACGAAACATGTACCTTCGACCCATTCTTCTTCATTGAATACAAACTTAACTCCAGAACGAGTAATCATTTCATTACTCAATCGACCTTCAGCTTTGATATAAAAGCCTTTGCGCTTCTTAGGTTGATCTAAGAAATTCTTCATGAATTGAAGAGCGCAACTTGTTTTACCTCCTTCGTTGATTCCGCAAAATCGATGTAATCCGGTTCCGATACCACCAGCTAGAAAGTAATCAAGCAGAAGACTGCCGCTTGAAACCTTGTAGTCTATAGTTGGTTCATAATTATAATGAGACTCTTTATTTTGCTTCAAGAAGCTTTTTAGCTGATCTTGAGATGTTGTGATCTTACTGATATCTACTTCTTCTTTATTATTCTTTTTACTCATTTTAGAAAGTCTTTAATTGTTCTAGGTTTTACCGTAATATTATAGTCTTGTCCAGCTTTTTCGCCAAGCTGAAATTCTATATTCTTTAATTCAGGTTGAAAAATATATTTCTTATATTTGTCAGCTATTCCATTGGCATCTTCTCCAGCATATAAAGTAAGGCAATCAACTCTAACAACTACAACTTGTTCCCAGAATTTCATATCTGGAAACTTCTTAAGAAGAGAGTTTAATATTCTGAATTGCTTGCCCCAAAATGATGGATGAACTTTTTTAGGAATATGCAAAAGCTTATTTAATAGCTCTCTTTTATTCATCTGTTTTGAGAGTAACAGAAAAACTCAAGATGTCAATAGCAAAAAACCGCTGGTTTCCCAGCGGTTTTATTTAAATTAGGCTTTTGGATTGAACGTCGGACTTTGTAAACCGGGATTATTTGGGGCTGCGGCTTCTTGCTCTTTTTTTAATTTTTCATCAATTTTTAATCCTTCGATAGTTGCATCAGGAGTGATATTACCAGTAGGGGGAGCGGGTGTTTCAGGGAAAACAGCGATTTGTGCGGCTTCAGCTTTTTCATTTTCAGGAGCTTCTCCAGCTTCTTTCTTTCCTTCTTCATTCAAATTCCCTTTCTTGCTCATTCTTTTTAGAATAGCTTTTTGAAGAGCGGGAGGAAGGGTTTTTTGTTTTTCGGTCAATTGACCTGCCATCTCATTAAGCATTGGGCGATTTTTCATGTATGACATGCCGCACATATACTTAGCGTCACTTGTAGACATACCAGCGGTATTGATCAAAGATTCATCTTTGAGCATACACTCGCTCATATATTCGCTATGCATTTCCATTTCATCATCTTCCATCATATTAGAGATGGAGACTTCAGCGATAAAATTTTTACTGTCGAATTTTAAATTTGATTTCATATTATTTGTTACCTTCTAGGATTTTAATTTGATCTATTGTTTTTGTTAAAATGTCACCTTTTTTAAAGTTGTTTCCATCATTAAGAACTTCGTAAGCAACTATTTTGCCCATATCGTTTGGAAGATCTTTGATTTCTTTAATAATGCCTTCACTATTATAATGTTTGCATGAAGGATTGATATTCAAAATTCTCATACCAGCTTCCATGACTTGTTTCTCGTTTTCATTTTCTGATTCTTGAGAATAAACAAGATAATTATATACAGCAAATAAGTAATCCTCCATTAAAGTAATCTTGCTTTGAACCCAAGGTTCAATCTCTTCAGACATCTTCGGATTTGCGCGGAGTTTATCTAGTAAATCTTTAGAATAGTCTGAAATGTAAGCCAATTGTGCTATTGCCATTTCGGCAGCTTCTTCATTTACATCTTCGGATTCAGTTTCGATTTCTTCTGTGATTTCTTGAGCTTGAGCTAAATGAGGAGCTACTTTTAAAAGATCAGACTCTTCCCAAAGAGTAATGCCGTCCCATTGATGAACAACATCATCGACTCCACCTTTAGAGGTATAATCAGTTACTGACTTCTTAGATTCCCACATCTTACAAGACCAATATCTAGCTTTCCAACGAGGGCCGGGATTCGTGTCGCATTGATGACGAGCGCGAAAGTTTTTTCTACGACCGGGATCATCACGCTTGATCTCCATGTTTGGATCGCCAAAATTAACTTTAACAATATTACCTTTTTCATTTTTAACGTAAACAGAAAATTTCTTTGGGCCTTTTGAAGTTCTAAAAGGCTTATTTAAAGTTTTCTTATCTTTAGAAGCACGAATTTCGTTGCTAAGATTAACTGATATATTCATTTTAAATTACTTAAGAGTTAGTAAATATTTAGTTTGATTTACAGAGGCTAGTATTTCATCTCTTATATTTAAGAGATCTGTATCTTTCTTTGCGTCAAGCATTGTTGGTAATTCGTTGATCAAATAATTCTCCATATCAACCATTAAAACCATAGGAGCCATATTCTTATAATTCTCTAAGGTTAGATTAAAATTAGTTTGTGCCATTATTCTTCCATACTTACCCATGAAAGTTTCAACGAATTCGTCAATATGTCCTGATAGATCTCCATATAATCCATCAAGAGTTTTATGTTCGGAATAAGAAGTGGTCTGCCAGTGAAAAATCTTAACTTGATTCTGGTAAGTTAATAATTTGGTTACGATATTCATTTTAATCTTCTAAGTTAATAAAATTAAGATTTAATTCATCTTCATTTACACCAAATTGTTTAAGATCAGAAAGAGCTTCGTTAAAATCAGAATCTTCAAAATCATTAAAAGAATAAATATCTATGATTTTATCGTTCATATTATGAGTTAGCTATATCTTGATCTGCGCGACGATAAGCGTCTTTGACTTTTCCGCCAGCAGCCATTTTAAGAAATTGTCGCACTCTTGCCATACCCCAAGCTGCTCTAGATATTCCAGGTCTGTGGCTTGAACTGAAAGCTCCCAAACCTCTTCTATAAACTTTCTTTAATTGACCTAGAGTTACTTTCTTAGAGTGTTTAGCATTATGGTTTTTAACTTTTTCTTTTAAAGCATTTATTACTTTTTCACTAAAAGTTATTTCAGCTTTACTGACTAATTGCTTTTCATCTTTTTTCTTTAATACTTCTTTAGCTCTTTCTTTAGCATCAGGAGATGTGCCAGCAGATCCAGGTTCGTTTATATTAGAACCTTTTTTACGTTCATCTGGCTTTGCTGGGGTTTGAGCAGAACTTTTTGGTCCTTGTCTTTTTTTGGCAATAAGCTGACTTAGGTCCACGATTATATTCATATTTTAAATTACACTATTTTACATGTATATGGAAAAAAGTAAAGCCGCTTTTTACAGCGGCTTTTTTCGTTATTTATATTTAAAATTACTTCTTCTTGCCACCACTTGGCTTTGCTGGAGCGGCTGGCTTGTTAAGTGGCTTTGCAGTCTTAACTGAAGCGGTGGCAGTCTTATTAAGTGTCTTTACTGTAGTCTTGCTCATATTTGTATATGTAGTTTATGTTATATTTGCAAAAATGTTTTTCAACTTTTATCGAATTGGACATGCACCGCCAGCACATTCAGACATATCTAGCATCTCTGTATTGCCGGTAGAGATGCTAGTAAGAGGCTTAACTTTAGCACTTGCAGCTAGATAAGTAGCTTCGTCGATTTCTTGATATGGAGCTTGCTTAAAACCATGATCCTTAAAAAGAAGGAAGCTGACGCTCTTTATATTGTGTTCATAATTATCTTTTAGCCAAATCTTTAGAGCATCAAGTTCTTCTGGTTTATAATAAGCAGTGACAGAGACAGCGTTATCAGACCAGATTGTTTGAAGTTTCTTAACCATATCAAGCTGCTTAATTACATCCATATCCTTAGTTAGGATAGAGCCTTCTGGGGTCTTACATGGAAAATAAACTACGACAGTATCGCGATTTTCAGTTCCATCAAAGTTGATAAGGAATTCAACATGATATCCCATATCTTTACAGATTTGAACTAAAGCGTCAGAGCTAGACATGCGAACTGTGCGCATATAATACTGACTGAAGGCAGGATGAACACCGGGAGTAGCTCCACCAAGCAAACTCAATGTACCACTAGGCTTCACTGTTGTAAGTTTAATACTTTCTGACCATCCACGCTTTGCGCTCCACTCTTTGTCAAACTTGCGTAAAGAAATGTAACAGTCATCAAGCCAATCAAGCTTATCAAGAGACTGGCAAACACCAGTAACGCCAAGACCAAGACGCATATTCTTATGAACGATTCGATTAGTTTCTTCATGAATGAAGGGTAGGGAGGCGATAGCTTTTTGAGTCTTATAAAGAAGTTGAGCGCAGTCAATTAGTTCTTCTTTAGAAGTGATATTGTTTAGATACAGTTCTGAAAGATTGCAACATTCATAATTTGAAAGACTAATTTCAGCACAAGGATTAGTCATTTCACAATTATCTGTATCTGTTGGATACATAAAATTCTCTGAAATTGGGCCATCTTTAATGCGTCCAAACTTTTGAGAAAGAGGAAGATTAAAGAATCCATAAGGCTCACCATTTGCATAGCCAGTGTCCTTGTTGATTTCATAGCCATTCTTCCAGATCTCTTCAAGAACATGATCATAACTATCTGCATAGATAGTATTATTGCTCATTGCTCGCCAGTTTGGAACGTTGCCTGAACCCCAGTTTTTGGCGCGAAGATAAAGAATATCGTCAGGATCGCCTAGAGCGATTTCTGCACTGCGACGTACATTGCCAGCGACAACAATGCTGCCAATAATATTGCAGATATCCAGCACATCAATTGAGCGAAGCTTTTTGCTTTCGCGAGCTTGGAAGATTTTTGTGATCTTATCGATTCCGTCAATAAGGATTTGTGGGCCACTAGCTTTTCCGCCAAAGCCCTTGATTGGCTCGCCGTAACCTCTGATGAGGATAGTAGAGTACGAAAACGATTTACCTGTAACGTAAAAAGCATCCAATACCTTTGAAAGTAGATTAACCCAACCTTCGCGTTTATCTGGAACAATATAATCAGCGTCTTTAGTTGCTTCATGAATGACAGTTACACCTTTCTTAATCTTTGGAAGTTCATGGACATCTTCGCGACGAATGCTGTAACCAACTCCGCCGCCAAGCATTAGATTTTCAAAAAGAAAAAGAAATGCCTTTGGCTCACGCATTGCTGTAGCCCAGCAGTTGAGTAGAGAATTTGCGCCAAAACGATCTACAGTAGAAGTTCCAAGCTGCCAGAGCATTCGACCAGCAAAATTGCACTTAAGATTAAAAACATAATCATAAATACGTTCTGCTTCTTCTGGAGTGTATTGTGCGCCAATCTTTTGTGCGCCATTAATACAACGTTCTACGGTTTCATTCCACTCTTCAGTGGTTCCATCTTCTTTTAAACGAGCATACGTTCTCTTGTATACTATATATCCAAGTCCATTAAAACCCCAGTTGGGTTGCTTATTTTTATATTTGGCGAGAAAAGATGGCGAAAGAATATTTAAATTATCACTCATGGTAAAGAGTATTATACACTAGATTTTAAAATTATCTATGTCATACTTTACCATACGTTCTACGAGGTTGTCAAAGGAAATTTTTGGTTTCCAACCTAATTCTTGTCTGGCTGGAGTTGAGTCTCCTAAAAGAAGCTCGACTTCAGCGGGTCTATAAAATTTAGGATTAATTTTAACTAAAATTGATGATTGAATTTCATTTTTAATTGCATATTCAGTAGATACGCTCATCTGTTCTTCTTGTCCATGCCCGTGCCAAACGCCTTCGATTCCAGCGCAAAGAAAAGATTTATTTATGAATTCTCTGATTGTGTGCGTTTCATTGCTTGAAAGAACATAATCTTTAGGCTTGTCTTGGTTCATAATTCTCCACACGCCTTCAACAAAATCTTCAGAGTCAGACCAATCTCTTTTTGCATCTAAATTTCCAAGTTCAATCGGAGCAAATGATTGGTTATTTTTAATTGCATGATAAATACGAGCAACATTTTTACTAATTTTTCTAGTTACAAATTCTTCTCCACGTTTAGTTCCTTCATGATTAAAAAGAATACTATGAACAGCATATAAATTATAAGACTCGCGATAAACCTTCACTAGATGTCGAGCAGCAGCTTTGCTTGCGCCGTATGGACTTCTTGGCCTTACTGGATGTAGAATGTCTTGTGGGCTATATTGCACATCTCCGAATTCTTCGCTAGATCCAGCAGAATAAAAACGACACTTTGGTTGAAAACGACGAATAGCTTCAAGACATCTAGCTACTCCAGTCGCATTGACATCAAATGTTTGAAGAGGAATTTCCCAACTGCATCCAACAAAGCTTTGTGCTGCAAAATTAATAAAATAATCAGGCTGAATATCTCTTACAAGATTATCTAAACTAACGCTATCAGATAAATCGCCATAAACTAACTGAAATCTTTCATTTTTAATAAAAACTTGACAATTAATAAAATTTGGATTTGATGTCCGCCTAATCATTCCAAAGATTTTTGCATCAGTTTCTTTCAAAAGATATTCAACCATGTTAGATCCGTCTTGCCCTAAAATTCCAGTGATTATAATTTTCATGTATTATGGTATTTTATAGAATTGATATGTATATTCTAAGGTATTTTATTTTTAAATTTATTTAAAGAAAGAATTATTAAATTTGAATTTTAAATTACTGGGTAATTCTTTTTTATATTTCATTTATCTCTCTCGCTTAAAATCGGACTGTTTGAGGGCCAATGAATATTATATTTAGGGTCATTCCATCTAAGCGTGAACTGTTTGTCACAATCAGTATAATCACCAGTATAGGATAACTTATAATTATATACACAAACATCCGATAAAACATAAAAACTATTGCCTATTCCAGGAGGAAGAAGTATAGCTTTTTTATTTTCATTGCTTAAAATTGTTGTTTTGTGTTTATTATAGTCTTGAGATTCAGGTCTATTGTCTACAAAAACAGCATAAACTCTTCCATATAAACAAGATACAAGCTTCCAAGTATTAAAATCTCCATGAATACCAACTAGGCAATCTTTATATCTAATACAAATCTTATCGTGTTCAAATTTTTTATTATCAAAAGAATTTTTATAAGTAGTGAAAATTTCACCTCTAAAATCTTGGTAGCTATCAAAAGTTATTTCTTTTATGTCTTTTAGGCTCATTAAATTGGTTTCCATATAATTACTGTATGACCTTCTATAAATTTACTGCCATAATATAATCTTCTAGTATCTAAAATTTCAATTTTCCCCTGAGCCTCTAAATCTCTAAGAGTTGTAAGATAATTTTTTAGATAATTTCTTTTGTTAAAATATTGAATAGTTAGATAATCAAGGAGATTATCTTCTTCTAAAACTTCATGTATTGGTTCGAAATGAATGCATAATCCAGGTTTTTTATCTAAAAAGAATTTAATAACTTTATCATGATTTTCTCCAATTTGTTCTAAAGAAGCAACCGTATAAATTAAAGAATCCTTGACATCAATTGAATAATCCGGAGAAAAATAATTAAAGTTAAAACCTTGTATATTATTTATTTTTAAAGCTTCGGCGCATTCTTTAATATTGTTTTGAGAGGCAATGCTCCAGTCTCCACCGAAATATGTTTTATTTGAAAAATACTCGTTCAATCTAAACAGGTGATATCCAGTTCCACATCCAAATTCAAAAATCTTATCATAATCAGGAATATATTTAAGCAGCAAGCCATCGACAAAGAAAGAGTGCAAATAATAGTCAAAATCTTTAGAATGAGTTTTAATTATTTGCCTGTTTAATCTGGCTATGTTATTTTTTTTATGATATTTTGGAATTAAAGAATTTGGATTCAGAGTTTTCTTGAATTCTTCTAGGTTTTCTTTCCATCCAGTTTCCCAATGAGAAATGCGGCTTTCTCCAGCCCTAATAAGGTTTGAAGACAAAACATTGATATAATTAATTACATAATCATAAAATTCTGTAGAATTTAATGGTTCATATAGTAATTCTGATTTATTAATTTTGTCAACTAGCTTTTCATTAATTTGATGAGAATATCTTGATTGAATGTCTTGAACTGTGACTTTATTCATAATTATTGTACCATTCTACACATTTTTTTATACCGTTATAGAGATTCGTTTTGTTCAAAATACCAAATTCAGATTCGTATCTAGTAATATCAACATAAGCTTTATTTGGACTGTTCTTTAATTTATTCTTTTTATCTCCAACTTTTACTGTTGCGTTTGAAGCTTTTCCGACTGTTTCAGCAAGATTATAAATTGTTAATAAGTCTTTTCCACCTATATTGTAAAGTTTATATTTGCCTTCTAAAAGAATATTTAGAATACCTTCTATACAATCATCAATGTAAATATAACTTCTAATATCTGATCCATCATCCATTAAAGTTATTTCTTTTTTATCTACACCTTTCATTATAAACTCAGATAAAACTCTTTTGTCGCTATTTTTAAATCCAGGTCCATAACATAAACAAAGTCTAATTATTTTATGATTTATTTTTTTTGAAGTTAATGAAAGCATTGTTTCTCCAAACAACTTGCTAAGAATATAACAATTTCTAGAATTAGACGGATTTATAGTTATTTTACATTCTTCATTATTTTCTTGTGATTCAGCGTATATTTCGCTGGTACTCAAAAATACAAAACTTCCGTTTTCTTGAACTTTATCTAACAAATGAGATAAAGACAGAGTATTTAATAAAAATGTTTTTTCTGGATCAGTGGTAAATTTTAAAGGTTGACCGTATCCAGAGCAATGAAATATAATATCAAATTGTGGTAAACTATTAATTTTTTCTATATTTGTTATGTCGAATTGATGATGAGTGATAGAATCATCTAATTCTTTGAAATTAATATCTAAATCATTTAGATAATTAATATGAATTTCACAGGGTATTTTTTTTAATTCTTTACATAAATTAAAACCAACAATTCCAGTGGCCCCTGTAATTAAGATCTTTTTATTGTAAAGATTATCAAATTTACTTATATTCATTTTTTTATAAAAATAGCGTCTCCATGAACATTATTAAATAGATTTATTTGCGTTTTTAAAAAGAAATTTTTTTCATTTAAAAGAGTTTTAATTTCAAATATAGTTTTCTTTTTATTATTAACGTATTCTTTTAGTAGATGAATGGATGATTTAGCCATATGTTTTTGATAAATTTTTAATTATTGATTCGTCATCAAGCTCTAATATTTTATCTATGTCTTTTCTGTTTCCATATTTTTCTATAAATATTTTGGGTATAGAAATAGAAGTTAAAGATTCTATATTTTTAATAGATGTGGCTATTTTTGATACAATACCAGAATCAGAACATGGTTCTATTATAGTTATTTTTTTATTTATTTGATTTTGTTTTATTATATTGTTAAGCTTGTCGATATTAAATTCGGAAATATTATAAGTATATAATATTGTATAATTTGGTTTTAAATTAATAAATGAAACCAAGTCTTTGATTGAGTTTCCTACAACAATACAAACTCCATTTTTATTTAAATGCAAAATATCAAGATCTTCGTATTTTTCTTTTATGGAATTAAGATTGTTTTCAACTTCAGAAAGGCGAATATATTTTGGGCATTTATCATTTATAGTTAAATTGATAATCCTTTTAACGTCTTCGCTATTTCCTGGGCAAAATGTTTTAAAATTTGGAATAGAAGAAACTATTCTTAAATCATTAGAACAGTGGTGTGTACAACCTAAAGCAGAATAATCATAAGAATTTCCAACACTTATAATAAAGCAATTCACATTTTCATATCCTAAATTTAATTTAAGCTGCTCGTAACATCTTTCTGTTATGAAAGGAGCAATTGAATGTACAAACGGTATGAAACCACTTTTAGACAATCCGCATGAAGCTCCAATCATTGTTTGCTCCATAATTCCAAAATTATAAATTCTAGAACTATCGTGTTGAAAACTTTTTTGAAAAGAGAAAACGCCGATATCTCCAAGCAAAAGACATACGTTATTGTTCTCTTCAAATAAGTTATTTAAATAATTATAAGTATGTTTTCTCATTGAATGCTGTTTATTATTTTTTCGTACTCTTCTTGTGTGCTTGGTTGCTTATGATGCCACTCTGGATTATTTTCCATGATTGGAATTCCATACCCTTTTATAGTATTTAGTTGTATAAAAGTTG